AGCGTACCTGCATCAACCAACTGACGGATCAGTGAAGTGCCTGCGCGGGCATAACCACCAATAATGTGGATCAGACCAAGACCGTAGAAGCCAAATCCCGGCACATAAACATAATGAACGAAATGCTGGCGTTTCAGGTGCAGTGAATCACCTTCTTCCCAGTTACGACGAATTGCCAATACTTCGCCACTACCCGCTTCGATTGTCACGACATACGGTTTAGCGAGATCGTCTTCCTCGTCGATACCCTCAATAACCAAATCAGCATGCACTTCGTACAGCGCATACCGCTCGTCGTTATTCAGCTCGTACCCACCTTCTTCGGCCTTTTTCTTCTCAATATCGGTGTGGAATGAACCCGGTTCGCCAAGCTCAACATCTGCATAAAACCCACTGTCCTGTAGCTTGCGAATCTCGTTTTTAGTTTTACGCATGATGTGCGTAACGCGCTCAGCAGATTCAATATGGCTTGCGCCATAAGGCACCACCACATCTTCAGCCGGGATATACACAGCCGTCTGACGACCGATATTCGGGTCGAAATAAACCTTTTTGAACGCAGATCCTGCCAATCCAAGGCTATACAGAAGACGTTCATGCTCCGGACGGTATTCAACCATGCGCTCGGTCAGCTCATAGTTCATGTCCGCTTTCACACGTTGCGCGGCTTCTTCCTTCTCCTTTGACTCCTTGCCGAGAATCTTGACCTTCACAGGCCCAGCGGCAGGGAAGGTTTCGGACATCGTTTCTGCTTGGAAGCGAATTGCTGCTTCTGCCAGAATTGTGGAGTAAACCCCGCAGGCATCTTCCCAAGGCTCAGTACGCTCCTCGTACTTAAACCCAAGAACCTCAAGCCCTTTTACAAATGTATCTGCCCAATCTTTACGAGAGGCGACATCGGCATCGACCTGAGAACTTAATTCTTCAGAAAGAGAAGTTAATGCGTTTTCATCAAGGTATTCCACCAAGTTCGCATCAAACGGACCTTCTACATTCTCTTCAATCCCAATACCCAACGTAATTTCTACAGAGCCATCCTCTAACTCCTCCATCGGCATTTCTTCTGGAGCGAGGACATCCTCAATAATCTCGACATCAATCTCAGACGCCATCGGCTCAATCATCTCGACTTCTTCGTCCAGACCCATCGGTGCGCTGTAAATACTTTTCTCAATCGCCATAATTTGTTTTCCTTAGTAGTACCCGCCTCGGCGCTGCTTAAAGTAGCGAATTTCCTCGGGTTCATCCGTTGGCAGTCGAATAAATCCGCCTTGACGGAACCGCATCAACGCCATGACGGTGCTATCCACCAAGTCATCATGGCTCATAAACGGAAATCCTGCGATTTCCTCGACGACTTCTTCAGCCCAACGGGTCTGAGGCACCCAGCATAACCCAGATGCAACGATGTCAGAAACAGAGTTTAACCGCGCCAATTTATCGCCGGAACCCCTATGTGGCGTATATTCTTGCACCGGCATGCCCGTCCTACGCATTTCTTGATACAGCGCCGTACCCGCTGATTTCTTTTCCACGATAAACGCATCAGGCTCCCACTCCTGCCATTGGCGGAGCGCCATCGCCTTTAATTCGGGGAACTCAAACCGGTCCTTCACACTATTAAGTAAGATGATGTTGTACGCCTCGGTCTCCTCGTTGAGGAACACCCCCCACGTCGTGAGTGCTGTGAAGTCGGCACGGTTGTGGGTTTCTGCTGCGGCGTCGAGACTCATTATGATGTACTCACACGGGGGCGGATTGTCGTTCCCCCAGATATTCCACCATTCCCGCTTCACAATCGCCGCTTCTTCTGCGGTCGGTTGCTGCTGATACTGGGCGTTCCACTGGAACACCGGCATGGACGCTTTTGTACGCTGCAGGGCGGGGAGGTCGAAGAACTCAGGCCACAGCGGTTTCTCCACCATCTTGTGGGTCTGCTTGTCCTCTACTGTCAAGATCGCCGGAAACTCAACAACCTCGTACTGGTCGGCCAGATCATTCTTCGCCATGTCCCGAACAACACGCCCAGTCAGGTCATCGAGATGCCATCGGGTCTGGATAATCGCTACGCGCCCTCCCGGCATGAGACGTGTACGCGCACCGAATGTGAACCACTCGTACGCCTTCTCGAACACCTCAAAATTCCCGTTGATGACGTCCTGTTCCGAGTGGGGGTCGTCCACGAGGAGGAGATCCGCACCGCGACCAGCGAGCGCCGAGCCAATACCACACGCGTAGTACTCACCGGCTGAGTTCGTGTTCCACCGACCAGCAGATTTAGAGTCAGCCGCCAGCGTCACTGTCGGGAATATGTCCTTATACGCCTCGGATGCGATCAAATTACGCACCTTTCGACCGAAATCCACAGCCAAATCGGTGGTGTGGGAGACCATCATTACCTTTTTATCGGGGTGCCTACCCAGAAACCACGCTGGAAAATAGATGGAAACAAGCTGGGATTTACCGTGACGAGGTGGGATATTGACGCAAATACGGTCTTTTTTACCCTCCGCCACGTCCATCAGCAGATTTGCCAGAATGCGGTGGTGTTTACCCACCTTATAATCCGGCTGGATGTGTTTACAAAAGGCGATTAAATCGTTGTAGCAGGCTGTCGCACGCTTCCGCTGTTCCAGCGTCTCGGCAATATCGAGAATTTCGCGCTGCTCATCAGGGGTAAAAGCGTCCAGATTTTCGAGGATCTCCTCGATCTCAGCATCCGTAAAGTCTTCAACGACCGCCTCAACTGCGTTCATCCGCAGCCTCTTCCTCGTCGTCGTAGTGCACCTCTTCTACCTCCCCTTCAAGCTCAACACCGGTAAGCTCGTCAAGGTTCAGCACCTCCCCATCCAAGGTGACGTCGGTGATCTCGTCGTCCAACTGCCGTAACCGGTCGAATTTCTCTCGCAGCCTTTTCCGCAGGTCATCCGTACTCTGATGAGTAATCGTGACTTCAGTCTTCTCGGCAAACAGTCCAACATCCGAGATTTTACCCAGCAGCTCCAAGGCACGAATGCGTATCCGTGGGTCTGGGTTTTCGGTTTCAGTGAGGAGTTTATTGGTGACGAGGTGACGGATTTCTGCAGCATTGTTGGCAACTGCAGTGCCGAACTCGTCGAGAATCCCACGGACCAGCACGAGAGAAGCCGGAGTCATCTTTGACGCCCGCTGCAATGTCACCTTTTGGTTGGTCAGCTTCTCGTTTTCTGCATACGCAGTAACAACTTTAGCGGCAACATCTTGATCGCCTACATCAGGCGTAATGTTTAACCCGTGTTCACTTAGCTCGAACGCAGTGTTACACGCCGCCTCTGCGTACTTCCGCAGATCGTCGAAATCCACATCGGGGGAAAGAGGCACCCCAATATCAGGACTGAGCATCATATTCATATTCGCAAGTCAGTAGTGACCGTTGCCGAATTATATGCAGCAACAAAATTTTTTTGCAAGGGGTACCTTTTGGGTCCCCTTAAGGGGGGTGTTCCCATAAAGCGGGGGGTAGGGGGTCCCGGTTTTCATTTAGTTGTACGTTGTTCACGCAAATTATTAACACATATACGCGCGATGGTACCTAGTCGAAAAAGGGGGGGATGGGGGCCGGTGGGGTCTGTTATACGCCGTATAACATAGCAGCGCCTAGTCTATCGGGGTCTATTTAGGGGTGAGTTATCATGCTTTTTTGTGCTGTTTTGTTATCATGTGTCCATCGAAGCAATCCCGCTTCGGTGCAACGTTTCAATACTAGGAGAAACGACAATGGAAAACGTAACTATCAGCGCGACCACAACTAGCGCAGTAATCGGTGCACTCAAAGCAGTAAGCGCTGCGGATAAACAATGGGTCAAGGTGTCCGACGCCTGTAAGGTCGAAGGCATCACTGCGGACACGCTGGCGCCGAAAGGCCAACATCGTGAACCGATGAAGCTCGTCGTGATCGGCGCATTCAACAAGGCGCAGCAAGAATTGCTGGCGAAGGCGCCAGCTACTCTGAGTGAAGGTGAGAAGGCTGAGCGCCGCGAATTGCAGCAGCGCATCGGTCGATACCTTGCCCTGATTCAGCAGCATCTACGGCCGAAGAGCCCGAAAGGCGCGAGCCATCGCCGCAGTATCGAAGAGCGCCTGCGTGATGAATGGAAAGCGCAGATCGAAGCAATCAACAAGGCGCAAAAGAGTGAAGGCGATCTTGCATTCGACGCCGACGTTGTGGTCAAGACGCTCCGCGAATTGATCGCTGATCTGTAACCACAACAGCCCCGCTTCGGCGGGGCTTTTTTTTGCCCTGAGAAAGTAAGTTATACCGCGTATAACACGATCCCACGCAAGTGGGAGATGATGCCAGTTACCACGAGCAGCGGCGGGCGAAACGCACAGGAATCGGCACGGACTCGGGCAAGGATGAAAGTGAAGTGGGACGAGCTATTGCGTTGTTATACAGCGTATAACAAGTCAATCTTCAGGTAAGCACTCGGCGAGTTCTAGTAATCGCTTGCGCTCCCGATCTATATGCGCCAAACGTCTGGCGATATACACACCCAAATCGGCGTTACCTTTCTGTGTATTACACCGTTTGCAGGCCACTACTAAATTATCCGGATCGTCGCTACCACCTTTCGACCTAGGCACAACATGATCCAAACAAGCCGAACTTTTAAGTGGTAATGCCTTACCACAGTAATGGCAAACCCGCCCATCACGTTCTAGCACCAACGCACGGTGCTTTGTATACCAATGTTGAGATAACTTGAATCGCATCGCTCTCTCCGCGATCTGCGGGAAGACCGCAGATTAAACTAAAAAATCACCCCTGTCAACCCCTAATTTGCACACTGATGCCAGTTATCACGAGCAGCGTGGCGTCTAATGTACCTTTCTTTTGTTCCTTTTTGGTTCAGACCCTGTTTTACACTAAGTCATTGATAGTTCTACATGTTTTCGTATTTATGCACAGGTGTAATGTTCCTAATGTTCCGTTTTCAAAATCACAAAAGGTACATTGCAGTTTCGTGCAGTTTGGTGATCTGCAGCCAGCGATTGTTTAGAATTATGTATTTATTTATCTATCATATATTATCTATTTATATCTATTCTTTACATACTTACCTAATGTTCCTTTTCTTGGAAAAAAAGGGTAGAGACATAATTTTCAGTCGCTGCGCGGCCCCCGACGTTTGTACCTTTTCGCGTTTTTCGCCCCGCAGATTTCCGTAGACCCCCCCTCGGTTTTTGAAAGCGAACATTAGAACAAAGTTTTAATTTCATGCACTTACAGACCCACGTAACGGAACATTTGCGGTACATTACAGAACTTTGCGGAACATTACACTTCTCCACACCCAGTAACACGAAACTTCACTACTTGACACAGAACTCAAAATACCGTATAATATATCTTGTTGGTGGGAGATGGGCTCGGCGTGTACGCTCTGTGGAGCGTCCTAGTCCCCGCTCTGTTATACGCCGTATAACACCGTCTCCTGCCAACACCACACACAACAGGAGAACGACATGAGAAAGATCGAACGCGACATGATGCAAGCCATCCATGCACACACCGCATGGCGTAAAGACAACACCGAGGTAAAGCCGATTGATGCCGAACGCGTCGCTGTGTATTTATTCGGTAATCACATTGCCGATGTGCACAGCTACACCGGACAACCCACCGTGAATCACACCACACTCGCCGACTGGCCGACGCGCACCACGCGCTCTCGACTGCGTGCGATGGGTGCCAACATCTAAATTGCAGTTATACAGCGTATAACAAGATAACAGGAGAACAACGTGAATATCTTTGCACTTGACCGTGACCCCGTGCGTGCTGCCCAGATGCAGTGCGATAAGCACGTAGTGAAAATGACGTTAGAAACCGGACAGATGCTGAGTACCATCCAGCGTGCGTACAGTATGTTCGACAAAAACAACCCAGCAGACCAAGCACTCGATGCACTCTTATACCGACCCACGCACATACACCACCCGTGCACATTGTGGGCTGGACGCAGTGCCGAAAACTACGGATGGCTGGTGCGACACTTTTATGCCTTAGCGGGTGAGTACACATACCGCTACAACAAGGAGCACTTGACGTTCCAGAAGCTGCACAAAATCGTGGCTAAAACACCAGAAAAACTCAAAGACAGACACGGTATGACACCGTTCGCACTGGCTATGCCAGATGAGTACAAGGTCGGGCACTGCGTGCGCATGGAGGGCGACTCGCTCGACGCGGCGGTGGAGGATGCCGTGACCAGCTACCGCAGGTACTACGTGAATGACAAGGCCAACATCTTGTTCTACACAAAACGCCCCCGCCCTGAGTGGCTAACCGAGATGTTATACGCCGTATAACAAGGAGACTGAGATGACAAACGAGATGAACACAACAGACAAGAACCCGATCGTGTGGGTATTGATGCAGAACGTGGCAATACTGGGTGCGTATTCGCGACCCGAGTGGGCTGCGTATGCCGTGAGCGAGAAGCTGCTGGCACAGGAGTACCTCGTGCCACACGACAGGCACCATGAGTTCGCACCGTACATTCTGTCCGACGGATACACAGGGGAGTGCGACTTAGAGTTCACATACAACCCGACGGTGGAGCAGATAGAGGCGTTGATCCTAGAACGGACTGATGTGATGGGCGTGACAATATGCGGCATCGACCGGACTGCGTACGCACTGAACATCGTGCCCGTGGTGATGGACGCGTGAACGCAGAGTACCACCAGATATAACTACTTGACATTAGATACTACGTTTAGTATAATATACACAGTGCTGAGAGAACCCTCTCACACATACGCCAGTGCCATCGGCACACCCAGAAACTACGTTATACGCCGTATAACAAGGAGAACGACATGAACACTACTGTTTCATTGAGTAACAACACACACGTGAACAACGTATACGACATCAACCACACGCAACCGAGTGTGAACCCAACCGCACAGGCACCAGAGATCAGTGTGCCATCGATCAGCAGTGCGGCCATGCTGGTGGAGTTGTCCATCTCGACGTGGACAGGGCGCAAGCTGGACAAGCGCGCGAGTAAAGATGTGGTGGCAAGTAACCACGCAGACGCAGGCATTGCCACGGTGAACAAGAAACTGCTTGGCGACAGTGCCGAATTGAGCGCAGTGCAGAAGTTCACGGCCAACGCACGCAACGTGCACTATGCGATGACAATGCCGTGGTCTGACACGGGGTTGCGACTACTACCGACAGCGCAGTTCTTCAAGTACCAAGAGCAGATGACCGCGTTGCAGCAGGAGTACGAGGACTTAGTTGCGCAGTTCCTCGACTCATACGACTGGTCGATCGCGCAGGTACACACAAAACTTGGGGGGTTATTTAATCCTGACGAGTACCCGTCGCGTGATTCGCTGGAGCACAAGTTCAAGTTCCGGATGAATTACATGCCGCTGCCAGAAGCTGGAGACTTCCGCGTGGACGTGGGCAATGACGCAGCAGAACAACTCACCACGCACTATCAGTCGTACTACGCGGATCAATTAGCGAACGCGATGGGTGACGTGTGGAAACGTGCACATACAGCACTGGCAAAAATGTCCGAGCGACTCGACTACCAGACCGACGAGAACAAAAAGATTTTCCGTGACTCACTGGTGGACAACGTGCTCGACATCGTGGAGTTGTTGTCGGTGTGTAACGTGACGCACGACACCCAGATGGAAGCCATGCGTGCCAAGTTGGAGGATACCCTGCGCGGTGTAACACCAGAAGCACTACGTGAGGACTCATACCTGCGTGCGACAACTAAGCGTGCAGTCGATGAGGCCATCGCTGCGCTGCCATCACTTGATATGTAAAACCACAAAACTCACTTACTTACAACCAGATGTTATACACAGTATAACAAGGAGATTGATATGAAAACGACCGACATGTATGCACTTAACCTCGACCAGTGCAAGAACCTGATTCAATCCGTAGGCCACAAGCGCACGGTGCTCGTGCAAGGCCCGATGGGTAACGGCAAATCATCCATGCTGTGGGACATTGCCGAGGAGACTGGGCTGACCCCCGTGTATTTCGACGCGACAACCAAGGACTTGGGTGACATCACGATCCCAAACATTAGCAAGTTAGATGATGGCACTGGGTTCGTGACCTACCTGACCAACGAGGAGTTGGGTGTGCACATCGACAAGCCGATTGCGCTGATGATCGACGAGTACGGCAAGGCCAACCCTGCGGTGAAGAACGCCCTGCTGCGTCTGATGTTGGAGCGCAAGATCGGTAGCTACACACTGCACCCTGACAGCGTAATCTTTGCGACCACTAACCTCGGCAGTGAGGGACTGGGCGACGTGGTGCCACCACACGCACGCAACCGCATTATTGTGGTCAAGCTGCGCAATGTGAGTAGCCGTGAGTTCATCGAGTACGGCATCAACCACAACCTGCACCCTGCTGTGTTGTCATTCTCCAAGGATTACCCGCAGATATTCCAGTCATACGAGGAGGTGTCTGACCCTGACGAGAATCCGTACATCAACCACCCACGGGCAGCCGACCGTCTCGCGTGCACTACGCCGAGATCAATGCACGCCGCGTCTGACCTGTTGTGGATGCGTGAGCACATGGACGACATGACGCTGACTGCTGCGCTGATCGGAACAATCGGTGAACGTGGTGCGACTGACCTGATGGCATACGTGCGCATGCTCGACCAGCTACCCACACTTGAGTCAATCAAGACCGACCCGATGGGTGCGAAGGTGCCGACGTCTCCCGCTGCTGTGTGCATGGTGGTGTACCGCACGATGGGTGCGCTTGACAACTCATGGGTTGATGCGTGGATGGACTACATGCCACGTCTCGATGCAGAGGCACAGGGTATGTTCGCCAACGGCGTGAAGGATGAGAAGTACAGCAAACGCGCGATGGTGATGAACAACCGCAAGTTCACGGATTGGGCACGCCAGAACAACTACATGTTCGCAGCCGACAAGGTGTGAGTTATACGCCGTATAACAGGAGATCGTTATGTTAATGATAGGTAAACAACTGACCGCTGAGCAGCGACTGAGTAAGGCTGTGGTCAAGATCATGGGCGACCCACGCTACGTAGCACTTGCCGGTGTGATGATGATCGGCGAGAAGACTGTCGCAGATGACGTGCAGACCGCGTATACAAACGGACGTGATGACAAGTTTGGGCGTGGGTTTGTCGATAATTTGACAGATCCTGAACTGCGCTTTCTTGTGTTGCACGAGACGTACCACAAACTGTACAAGCACCTGACCACATGGCGTGCGCTGTGGGATGAGGACAACCAGCTTGCGAACATGGCGTGCGACTACGTTATCAACCAGAAGATCGCTGACGACTGCGCCGATGGCTTCGCCAAGATGCCTGACGGTGGACTACTGGACGAGCGGTTCCGTGGTATGACTGCAGCACAGGTGTTTAAGATACTGCGTGATGATGGACAGAGTACCAATGGGTCATCCAACACAGCAGTTGGTGATGGTATGGACGAGCACGGCTGGGAAGATGCCAAGGAGATGAGCGCCGAGGATGCACAGGCACTAGAGCGTGAGATCGACGAGGCCATCCGACAAGGTGCGCTGGCCGCAGGCAAGATCAACGGTGCGACCACACGTGACATCGACGCATTACTCAAGCCACAAGTTGACTGGCGTGCAGCACTACGTGAGTTTATTACCAGCACATGTACAGGTGGTGATTACTCTACGTGGGCACGACCCAACCGTAGATACATAGGTGCAGGTGTGTACATGCCATCCGGTATCAGTGAGACCGTTGACGAGTTGGTGATCGCTGTCGATACATCCGGCTCGATTGCACAGCGTGAGTTGACTACGTTTCTGTCCGAGGTGAAGGGTGTCGTCGATGCAGTCAAGCCGAATCGAGTGCGACTCTTGTATTGGGGTACCCGCGTATCCGGTGATGAGACATACGACGCGTCCAACATGGACAAGTTGATCCAGTCGACTAAGCCGAGGGGTGGTGGTGGCACTCACCCGCAGTGCGTACCTGACTACATGACTGAGCACAAGATCAATGCGCAGGCTGTGGTGGTGCTGACTGATGGCTACGTGCCGACATGGGGTAAGTGGACGCAGCCACTACTGTGGTGTGTTGCAGGTAATCCCCACGCCAAGCCGACTGTGGGTAAGTACGTACACATTAACGGATAAGTTATACGGCGTATAACAAGGAGAATGAGATGATGAATGTAGGAATAAACAATTCAGCGACAAAAACAACCGTCGCGCATATCCGGAAGCTACATGCTGACATGCAGCAGAAACTAGCAGAGCAGTTGGTGCCCCCTCTACAATACGCGGAGTTACCAGACGTGGATGGTGTGAACATCACCAGCATTGAGTTGTATGACTTCGCTTGTGAGTTGCGCAGCCAGATGCGGGGTATCAAGTTCGGCCCTGCGTTCGGCCACTACGTGACTAGAAACTATGACGTGTTGTCCGTGTACTACGAGGAGGACGAGTTCATCCTCGGTCAGATTGCCTATGGCCCTGACAACTCAGGGGTAAACAAGTACATAGTGCAGAGCCGACTGATTAGCAACGAGCGGTATTCCCGACACAACCATGCGTACCACACACGTGCAGGTAACGACATGAAGCGTATGCTGCGTGAGGCGAAGAAGAATCTGCGCCGCTGGAATCCGACCGAGGTTGCAGCACTGTCGCGTAGCGAAGCAGGCGATAGGATGCGCCAGTACTTACGCAAGTTCGAGCGTGCCGAGTCCGACGCACGGGAGAAGCTGGTGGGTTCCATCTACGTGAGTAAAGACAGACCAATCTTCAAGGAGTTTCGGCACATGCTCAACACTGGGTATGAGTTCGCTGATCCTACGTTCCGTGACCTAATTGCGGAATGGGTAGATGCTGAGAAGATACTGAGTGAACACGACCTACAGTTTCCTGTGAAATTCGTCAATATCGCACAGCGATTTGGTCGGCAGGTAGTTCACACGGTGGACACTGAGTACAGGAATGGTGATGTCTATATGTCATTCAAGGATGGTAGTGCGCCGATCGTGCAGTCCTTTCAGTCAGATGACGTACCGGAAGATGTTGTGGAGAAAGTATCAGTGCTGTCCATACTGGGTAACGACGAGTACGTCGAGGGTGTTGGATACAAACACAACGAAACAACTTACTGGCTACATGTATGAGCGACGTAAAAGATGATGACATCTACCGCATCCATATATCACGTGATACTAATACTGTAGAAGTTATGTGTCTGGGTATGAATGTTCTTGACCATGATATAGAGGGTGAGTATTCTTCAGTGGACGCTCTACCCGACTGGGTACAAGAACGTCTGGCCTTATTGATGATGACCAAGATTCCCCCGCCTCGTGATGAGGTAGATGGCATTGGGATGCGTGTTGATGCAAGTACATTTTGGGTCTACCGACCTATGGTGTGAGTAGTGAGAGGGCTTGTCGGGGGGTAACACCCCCGACCTTTTAACGTGTTATACGGCGTATAACACAACATTAAAAACGGAGAACGAGATGGCTAAGAAAGTAGAAAGTAAGAGCGCAAAGGTGCGCAAGATGTTGGAAGCTGGCGCTGATACCAAGGCGATTGTTAAGAAGCTGGGTGTTAATCCGCAGATGGTTTACACCACACGCTACCAAATGAACAAGAAGAAAGGTATCGGTTCTATTCCGAAGAAGGCTGAATCCAAGAAAGCCGAGTTGCCGAAGGTTACAAACCCGATGGCTGCTGAGAAACCTGATACCAGTTCCGAGAATGTTTTGGTGTCTGGAGTAGAAGCTGGCGGCTTTGTACACGTTGATGAGCCACCCATTAGCAGTGAAGCTAAGCGCAAGGTAGATGGTGTTGGTGTATTCATCGGCGTCGGTCTCGTTATTGCGCTTGTCGCACTGTTCTGGTCTTTGTAATTCCCCCGACAGTCGAGCAGGCTTAGCCCACCTGTGGGAATAAACGGGCTATTCCTATGAATGATTTAAGAGACGCACTAAGTAAAGCTAAGATGCGCATGGCGTATTGTTTGGATCGGTACAAACATACACATAGAAGAGTATGGCTTGACGAGATGGAGTTCGTTCAATACACCATTGCATTCTTGCGAAATGAAATCGGAACAAAAGAAAAACCAAGAGGATTCCCAAATGATGCACGCACCTATAGAGACATTAAAGAAAGCACGCTGCATAGCAAAAAAGATTCTAGCCTACGCAAGATCCCGTAAAGATATGCCCGACGAAGATTGGGATGACATCGTTGCCGAGTGTGGATACGTTGAGTTTGAAACACGTGAAATCGAGGATAAGAGAAATGATTAAAGACATCCGAAGAGTTGAGTGGACAGAGGGCCGTGGCTGGTCAAAAGGAGAGCGTTGGGACTTCCAAGTAATGTACGAAGGCAGCACCAAGTGGGTGCCGATGAAGTTCAAGAAGCTGAAGCGCAAGCCGCCTGAATTGAACGAATACTGGAGTGACGAGGATGACTAGAGAAGAAACACTAGAAGCCATCAAGGTCATGCAGCACTACGCTGATGGTGGTGAGGTTGAAAGAGAATATGTGCGTGGCGCATGGTCTACAAACTTTAATCCAAACTGGGACTGGAGTTCATGGAGGACTTTCCGCATCAAGAAAACCACCAAGAAGATCAAGCTAGAGGCTTGGTTAGTGGATGGGGAGTTGCAGTGGCATCGTGAAGATAAGATGGTAGTTGGTGCAAATCACTCTAAGCGCATCCCCTCCGAAGATAAATGGGTGGAGGTAGAAGAATGACCACCAAAGAAATGCTTGAGCGCGTGAGGTGTCTGCGTGATGAGTTGCACCATGTGACGGACGATGATCGCAGGGGCGAGATCGTCTGGGAGATAAACGCAATAAACGAAAACATCAACAAAAGACTTTTTGAAAAACTAGCGGAGGCGTAAGAATGAAACATGACTGGGAATTACTGCTACTGACTGCGTTACCAGCAGCGATGTGGGGGTTGATTGCCTACGCACTATATGAAGTTTTCAGTAAAGGAAATCTACTGTGAAGAAACTCGGGAAGAGCATTGATCGGTGCAGCGCACCAACAATCGATAATGAAGCAGGTGGGGCGGTGTTACCACTGTGCCAAACCTGCGCAAGGCATCTACAAATAGTGAGAGATCGTGAATACCAAAAGGCACACCCATCAAAGACGTACTCAGTAATCTACGCGCCGAAGTTTAAGAACGGTGCATGCTACCTATACATACCAGCGGAGAAGAACTAAATGGACCCGTTCAAAGATTTGTACGTAAACCAATTACAGGAAAAATTAAAGCGCGTAGCTACGCAATGTTTGTTTATCAGTAAGAAGATAGACAAGCATGGGAAGGTTGCGTACGACCACTCATCTGAGCAGTACCAAGCGAAAGCAGCAGAGCGAGATGAGATTGCAAGGCAGCTACGGGATGCGTTCCACAAAGCAAAGAAGAAGGAGTCCGGTAATGGATAGGATTGATGACCAAGAAATGTACAACCTCCTGAATCAAATTCTGGAGAAAGTAAAAGAAGATGAGCACGTGGACAAAGCCGATTTCAGCATGGTGCTGACAGTTGCCGCTGTATCGCTGGCACGTGTGGTTGAACATAAATACTTACAGATCATTGGAGAGATGCAGGATGGCAGCGACACCGGAGAGCAAGGTAAAGAAGAAAGTAGTGGAGATGCTAAAACAGCGTAACGCGTACTACTTTTACCCCGTTACAGGCGGCTACGGTAGTAGCGGTGTGCCTGACATTGTGGCCTGTCTGAACGGACACTTTATAGGTATCGAGGTCAAAGCCGATTTGAAAAAACGTGGGCCGACCGAACTACAGAAAAAGAACTTACGCTTAATTGCAGAATCTGGCGGGATCGCGTTGGTGATTGATGCCAACAATCTCGACGATTTGAAAGACGTATTGGAGTTGATATGAACGAACCAGCAGTGATGTGTACCGCAGTCAACATTTGTATGAACGAGGATTGCCAGTATTGGTACGACATGAATGACCCTGTAGGAGGGCCGTCCCCTGTGCGACTCAAGCACATGAAAGATGATATGTGTGGGTTTCGTATGCTGCCGGAAGTAGCGTATAACCGATGCCCAACCGGAGGATGTGAAGAATGAATTTAATAACAGTTGACTTCGAGACGTTTTACTCTAAAGAGTTTTCGTTATCGAAGATGACCACCGAGGAATACGTACGCTCGGATCAGTTTGAAGTAATCGGCCTTGCGATCAAGGTAAATGACGAACCGACACAGTGGGCGAGTGGTACACATGAACAGATTAAGAAATGGCTACACACATTCGACTGGGCCAACTCAATGGTACTGGCGCACAACACCATGTTCGACGGGGCCATACTTAGCTGGTTGTTTGATGTTCATCCCCGCGTTTGGGCTGACACTCTCTGTATGGGCCGTGCTATTCATGGTGTCGAAGTTGGTGGATCACTTAAAGCACTGACGGAACGCTACGGTCTTGGTGAGAAGGGTACCGAAGTACTTAACGCTTTGGGTAAGCGCCGTGCCGATTTCAACGAAGAAGAACTGAGCCGCTACGGGGACTACTGCGTGAATGACGTGGAGTTGACCTATAAGTTGTTCAAGAAGATGTCACGTGGATTCCCGAAGCAAGAGTTGAAGTTGATCGACCTGACTCTGCGTATGTTTATCGACCCGATTCTGGAACTGAACTTACCGTTACTAGAAGCACACTTGCAGGCAGTTAAAGATCGCAAGGACGATTTGCTTGAGGATGCAGGCGTATCGAAAGATGACCTGATGAGTAATCCCAAGTTTGCTGAACTGCTGAAAGATTTGGGCGTAGAACCGCCGGTTAAGATCAGTCCGACCACTGGCAAAGAAACGCTGGCATTAGCGAAGAGCGATGAGGGATTCAAAGCATTAGCTGACCACGACGATGACCGCGTGCAGTCTTTAGTAGCAGCGCGTCTCGGTACGAAATCCACGCTAGAAGAAACACGTACGCAGCGGTTTATCGATATTGCGAAGCGTGGCAAGTTGCCGGTACCTGTACGTTATTACGCAGCACATACGGGTCGCTGGGGTGGTGATGACAAGATCAATATGCAGAACTTACCGAGCCGTGGACCGAATGCAAAGAAGCTGAAGCAGTCAATCATCGCGCCAAAAGGATTCAAAATTATTGACGCTGACTCAGCACAGATCGAAGCACGTGTACTCGCGTGGCTTGCAGGGCAGGATGATTTGGTTGAAGCGTTCTCCGAGGGTAAAGACGTATACAAGAAGATGGCATCAGCTATCTACGGCGTACCAGAAGATGAAATAACCAAGGACCAACGATTCGTAGGTAAGACGACTATCTTGGGTTGTATTGCCGAGGGAACTCCTGTACTGTGTGACTCAGGGTGGAAACCAATAGAAAAGGTTTCTGTTGATGACATGGTTTGGGACGGGGAGGAGTTTGTATGCCATCAAGGATTAGTGCCGAAGGGCATCAAAGAAACATTGAGCGTTTGCGGGAGTTGGTTAACGCCGGATCACAAGATATTGTGCGGGACAAAATGGGAGGAGAGCGGATCAGCGGTGCAAGACGTAAATACCCTATCCCTAGCATTGGAACGCGGAGCGGAAAACTTACCGTTACAGGCTACATACGTGGCATGCGGGGTGGAGTTAAAGCAATCATTGTTAAATGCGATTGCGGGTGTGACGAATACACGGTTGACCAACACAACTTCAAAAGTTTCAAGTCTACTAGATGCCCTGTATGTGCTAAAGAAGCATCTCACCAAAAGCGTTACTGGATTTACTCAGAAGCGATGCCAGACGATACGCACCGAACTAGACTACTTAATAGATTATCTTCTGCTATCTCCCGGTGCCATAACCAAAAGAATAGAGCTTACAAGCACTATGGGGAACGCGGGATATATGTACATGAGCAGTGGAGAAACGATCGCATCTCCTTCCTCAAATTCGTCCAGACACTTGATGGGTGGGATAACCCAGAATTTGAAATGGACAGGATCGACGTCGACGGTGGATATACGCCGGGTAATATACGATTTGTATCGAGAAGTGAAAACTTACGTAACAAACGGCGTGTTAGTAACCTCGAAAAGACTATTGCCGACTTACGACATCGCTTACGCAGGGCCGAGGAATCGCTTCACGATCTTAACCGATAGTGGTCCTGTTATAGCCCATAACTGTGGCTATGGCATGGGCGCAATTAAATTCCAAGCGCAGCTAAAGACGTTTGGGTTTGATATGGAGTTGGATGAAGCCCGTCGTGTTATCGACATCTACCGTAGAACAAACAACCAGATCACGGGACTGTGGAAGGACGCGCAGTTTATGATCGAGAACCTAGCCCGTGGGGACGCTACGTATCTCGGGCGTGCGGGAGTGCTTGACGTTGTTCCTTCGGAGTCGGGTATTAGGTTACCGTCCGGCTTGTTTATGCGCTACGACGATCTCGTTGCCGAACAAGGTGAACGTGGGCTGGAGTACAGTTATAAGACACGGCGTGGTCGCACTCGCATATACGGAGGTAAGTGTATTGAAAATGCTTGTCAGGCAATCGCGCGGTGTATTATCGGTGAGCAGATGTTGAAGATTGCCAAGAAGTACCGAGTGGTATTGACCGTACACGATGCGATCACATGTTGTGTTCGTGAGGCTGACGTTGATGAAGCCCGTGCGTACATTGAAGAGTGCATGCGTTGGGTGCCCGATTGGGCAGCGGGTTTACCTGTAAATTGTGAGTCTGGTGTTGGTGATAGTTACGGAGATTGTGAATGAAAATCCCAGCGTGGTCGTTCAGTAGCATTAAGACCTTTGAGCAGTGCCCGAAGAAGTACTACCACCTGAAAGTAGCACGGGACTACAGAGAGAAGGAGACCGAAGCCATGCTCTATGGCACGGCTTTCCACAAGGCTGCCGAGGAGTACGTACGGGACGGCACGCCGATTCCACCGCAGTTCAAGTTCGCCCAAACCGCATTAGAAAAACTTAATGCGATGGAGGGGGAGAAGCTGTGTGAGTACGAGTTAGGGTTGACCGAGAATCTGGAGCCGTGCGGATTCAAATCCCCTGATGTGTGGTGGCGGGGTATTGTCGACCTGCTGATTCTGAACGGGGACAAGGCGAAAGTTATTGATTACAAGACTGGGAAATCGGCCAAGTACGCCGACCGAGGGCAGCTTGAGTTGATGGCACTTGCCACCTTCAAACACTTCCCGCAGGTGACCCACGTGAAAGCAGGGCTGGCGTTCGTAATCTCGCAGGATTTTGTCAAGGCGGAGTACAGCAAGGACGACGAGCCGAGGCTATGGGAAAAATGGCTGACCGATTACAATCGGCTTAAATCGGCGTATGAGCAGGATGTTTGGAACCCCCGTACGTCTGGATTGTGTAAAGCCCACTGCGTTGTGATGGAGTGCCCACACAACGGGAGAAACGGATATGCCTTATAAGAACAAGCCACGCCCTTACAAGAAGGAATACCAGCAGCAGAAAGCCCGTGGTGAGCACGGTGATCGGATGGAGCGCCAGCGTGCCCGCCGAGCCGTAGACAAGACGGGTAAAGACGCAAACGGTAACGGTAAGGCCGACAAGCGGGAAGGTAAAGACATCGCCCACAAGAAGCCGTTGTCTCGTGGTGGCAGTAACAAAGACGGATACACCGTACAAAGCCAGAAGAAAAATCGTGCCGCAGGCGGTGCGATGAGCAAGCCCCCGAAGAAAAAGAAATAAAGGGGTTGACGCGCCCTGTGCGCGTCCGCTAGATTCAAACGGTACCCACAATAAGGGTGCCGATATAAGTGACCGATTGCGAAGACCGCTTTCGGTCTATAACTCATTGGAGAACGAATGGAAATCGTAGAGAACAAGGCTCTTTTACTGACCCTGCGGAACCCGAACAAGGTGACCACGGTGATACCGAAGAGCAAGGAACTGGACAATAACAAAGTACTTGTTAATTGGGGACTGGATGAAGCGCAGGTGCTGCGCAACCTAAAGATTAAAAACGTACCGTCGCCGATTCTGGGGCAGTACGACTGGCCGGGACAGTACAAACCATTCGACCACCAAAAGATTACGGCTGCGTTCCTGACCATGAACCGCAAAGCCCTGTGCCTGAACGAGCAGGGTACAGGTAAAACAGGCTCAGTGATTTGGGCAGCGGACTACCTGATGAAGGCACGCCGAATCCGCCGCGTGCTGGTGATTTGCCCCCTGTCCATCATGGATTCCGCATGGCGGGCCGACCTGTTCAAATTCGCAATGCACCGCACGGTGGACGTAGCCCACGGGGCCAAGGACAAGCGCAGGGCGGTCATTCGTGGTACCTCTGAATTTGTCATCATCAACTACGATGGTGTGGAGATCGTGGCTGACGAGATCGCACAAGGCCGATTTGACCTGATCGTGGTGGACGAGGCGAATGCCTACAAGAACGCCCAGACCAAACGCTGGAAGACCCTAAATTCCCTGATAACTCCTGACACATGGCTGTGGATGCTGACCGGCACCCCAGCAGCGCAGTCCCCGTTGGACGCCTACGGGCTGGCAAAACTTGTCAATCCCCGTGCCGTGCCTCAGTTCTTCTCGTCGTTCCGCGACATGGTGATGTACAAGGTGACGCAATTCAAATGGCGTCCCAAGCCGGAAGCCACGGACGTCGTGTTCAGGGCGCTCCAGCCAGCCATCCGCTACACCAAGGACGAATGCCTCGACCTGCCAGAAATGACCTACGTTAAGCGTACAGCGGCCATGACCAAGCAGCAGGAGAAGTACTACAACATCCTCAAGAGCCAAATGCTGATGCAGGCATCGGGCGAGGAAATCACGGCGGCAAATGCGGCGGTGAACATGAACAAGCTACTGCAGATTTCCTGCGGTGCGGTGTACTCCGATTCCGGCCAGACACTGGAATTCGACATCAAGCATCGTTATGCCGCATTGAAAGAAGTTATTGATGAGAGTAGCCAGAAGGTTCTGGTCTTCGTACCGTTCAAGCACGTGATCGACATCCTGACGGATAAGTTACGTTCGGACGGAATCACTACTGAAATCATCCGAGGTGACGTAAAGGCGACTGACCGTACGGACATCTTCAAGCGGTTTCAGGAGCAGCATGATCCACGAGTGCTGGTGATCCAGCCTCAGTCAGCAGCGCACGGGGTAACTCTGACCGCTGCGAACACCGTGGTGTGGTGGGGGCCGACCTCATCATTAGAGACGTATGAACAGGCCAATGCGCGTGTCCATCGTTCGGGGCAGCGCCATCCTTCAACTGTCGTACAGCTACAAGGATCTGGCGTTGAAAGACACATTTACAACATGTTAGATAATAAAAAGGACGTTCACACAAAGATTGTCGATCTTTACACTGAACTACTTGCGTAAGGCACTAAGTGCCACTATAATACAACCTCCGATAAATAAAAGGAGAACGAAATGACTGATGAAGCCAAGACTGGCGTGGACAAACTTGTCCGCGTCTACCTCAAGATGGCGGCTAAAGACGCCGAACTGTACGCCGAATACAAAGAAAAGCGTGCCAAGCTGAAAGACCAGATGGCACTGGTGAAGGGTGAACTTCTCGACTACTGCAAAGAGCATGACGTTGAGAGTGTTCGCACGTCCGAAGGACTGTTTTTCCGCACGGTTAAAAGCAACTACTGGACTAACGATTGGGACTCATTCAACAAATTTGTTCTTGAGCATGAAGTACCTGATCTGTACGCCAAGCGTATTAACCAGAGCAACATGAAGCAGTTTCTGGAGGAAAACCCCGACCTGATTCCACCGGGGCTAAATGTGGATTCTGAGTATGCAATAACCGTAAGGAGAAAGTGATGACCGACACACTGGTGCCGATTGAAGAATTGGCAAAGAAGGTGACGGTATCTGTCTCAACCGTTAGAGCGTGGCTGCGCAAGGGGTACATCCCCAAGAACACCTACCTCAAGATTGGGAACACATACCGATTCGACGTCCCTGCCGTGATCGCTGCATTGACTGCAACGACCGTAGGTAAGGAAGGTGACGTAGAGCAGACTACATCCATCGAAGAAACCCCAGAAATGGAGCAGATGGAATTTGATTTTAATAGTGACGAAGACTTCTAAGGAGTATGAAAATGAGCGAAATGACATTGTTTGAAGGCCAGAACAGTGCAATGTTGGCCGAACTCAGCAAGGGCGACCTGACTGAGACCGTATCAAGTGGGGCTACTAGCCGCCGCATTAGCATCCGTGGCAATCGGTTCCGTCCAGTAATCAACGGTAAGGAAGGCGATGCGTTCGATGGTTCCTCCATCAACGTAGTGATCGCGCAGGCAGCACCAATTTACCGGATGTTCTACGCTGAAGCCTATTCGGCAGACAAGAAAGTCGCCCCAACCTGCTGGTCATCGGACACAAACTCTGGAATGCCAGATGCTGACGTACCTGCAGAAAATCGTCAGGCCGAGCGTTGTATGGACTGCCCGCAGAACATCAAAGGTTCTGATGGTAGTGGTGGTTCCGCAGCATGTAAGCGTCGCCAGAAGATCGCAGTAATTCCGGAAGGCCGTATTGCCAAGGGTGAGTTGTACCAAATTGATCTTCCGGGGCAGAGCGTATTTAAGGATGACAAGAGTGGTATGGGACTGCAGGGCTATGCACGTTACCTGAAGGCGCACAACACCCCAGCAGCGGCGGTCATCACCGCTATTAGCTTTGATCCAAACAGTGCAACCCCACGCCTGATATTCAAGCCTATTCGTGCATTAGAAGAAGCTGAATTAAAGACTGTTATGCAGGTAAGGGGTAGCGAAGAGGCACAGCGTGTTGTTACTCTTTCCGTCTACCAACCGGACACCGAGAAGCAGCCTGAGTTGTTTGCGGAATCTCTCGCAACACCAGCTAAGCAGACGGTGGTTCTGGAAGAGGCTGAGGAAATCGAAGAGCCTAAGAAGGTTGTTAAGAAATCCGCAGTACCCGTAGAGGAAAAGGCTGAACTCTCTTCTGTATTGGAAGACTGGGACGACTAATTGTGTCGTTGGGGCTGGCGTCGGTAACACGACCCAGCCCCCTTTTTCCCCTAGTCTCCATTACTAGAAGTGCAGCTATGACAATTACAACGAACGAATTTCTGCGGCTGACACTAGGGAACGAAGGATATGTTTGCATCACAGGCATAAGCCACGAAGGGTATGTAAAACAAGAATTCTTTGAAACCTTAGAAGACGCAATACAAACGGCACACAAGTTTGATAACGAAGGACGAAACGCATTCTTTGCACTGGCACGCTTTAATACTGACGACAGTCGCAGAGCCGACAATGTAAAAGAACTCAGGGCATTTTTCCTTGACTTAGACTGTGGACCATCCAAGGAGTACGCCAACCAGAGCGAGGCGTTAGTTGACTTACGCCGCTTCTGTAAAGAACTTAATCTGCCGAAACCAACGACCGTCAACTCCGGTTACGGTATTCATGCGTATTGGCATTTGACTGAGCCAGTATCTCGTGCGGAATGGCAGCCAGTAGCATATAAATTTAAGGCACTCACGGAGAGGCATAATCTACGTGGGTCTGACCCTGCTATTCCTGCAGATCCTGCGCGTGTACTACGTGTTCCGGGTACGCACAACCATAAGCGTGGCACACCAGTACCCGTTGAGATTATTGGTGACTACCTCGTTAAGCCAATGTCGCTGGAGCAGTTCAATACACTGCTCGGCGATGACACAGCGATACC